GAACGTGACCGCCGACGAGCAAATCATGACCATCCTGCACCGTGGCTTTGCCTACGCCGCAGATGATCTCAGCAAGCTCGGCTCGGGCGCCGACCCCCTGGCCCACGTCCGCAACCAGCTGACCGCCTCCATCAACAAGCTGAAGACCGCCACCCTGGCAGCCCAACTGCTGGGTCTGTTCGGCGGCATCAGCGGCGCCGGCGTCCTCGGCCCCAACCAGACCGACAAATCGTTCGCTGGTGTCCCTGGTTCCATGACCGAGGCCAACTTCCTGAACGTTGCCAACGTGGTTGCCGCCAAGGCCAAGCTGGGCGAGCGCAGCGACGAGCTGGACGCCATTGCCATGCACTCCAACGTGGCCCACTACCTCCAGCAGGTTGGGATGCTGACCTTCAGCACCTCGGCCCTGTCCACCGGTGGTTCCATCACCTGGGGTGGCGGTGGTGTTGGCATCAGCCAACCCGAAGTTGCTTTCTTCGCTGGCCTGCGCGTCGTCATCGACGACCAGCTGACCAACCTGACCGGCGGCACTGCCACCCACGTGGTTAAGTACCCGGTCTACCTGTTCGCCTCGGGCGTCGTGTCCGAAGGCATCCAACAGGACCTGCGTCTGGCTGCCGACCGCAACATCCTCTCCATGCAGGATGTTCTGGCTGTGGACTACCACTACGGTTACCACATCACCGGCACCAAGTGGGCCGCCAACGGCGACAACCCCACCAACGCAGCCACCTCGGGCAACCTGGCCGCCACCGCCAGCTGGAACCTGGTCTTCGCTACCACCAAAATGGTTCCTGTCTGCCGCCTGCTGGTCAACACCCCCTTCGACACCACCGCCTACTCCTGATCCCAGGTGTAGACATCAAAAAGGCCCCCAACTCGGGGGCCTTTTCTTTGTGCTCATTCTCCTTCAATCCTCTTCTTTTCCTGTCTCTCGAACAATTCCACGGTGTCGATCGCCATCTTGTACGACTGCAAAAACACCTGGTTCAGCACGTCATAACTGACCTGCAACTTTGCCGAAATCTCCGGCACCGTCAGGCCATCTTCCTCGTGCAGTCTCCGGGCCTCCGGCACTACAACATCCAGAGTTCGAATCTCATCCCCAGGTAGGAACGACGAAACCTTATCCGTCTTGGCCTCTAGGCTGGCCTCGGCAGTTTTACGAGCGGGCATGGCAACAGTTCGCCTTTACATATCACAGGATAACCGCCTCTGGCACGAAGACGTCCCCCACGGAGCCCACTTAGAGCGCGTCGCCGACCTCGAAATGACTGGAGCAACCGTTTACCACGCCTCCATCTTGAGTCAACCCAAGAAACAAAGAAAACTCACAACCGAGGCTAGACTCAGACAAAGACTGTACTGACCGTGCCTGCCGCCATCGACGCAACCTTGTCTGGCGCCAACGCCAACTCGTATGTGACGCTCGCGGCTGCCAACGCCTACTTCGAGACGGTCCCCGACTCCTCCACCTGGACCAACAAGACCGACGACCAAAAGAACCGCTCCCTAATCTCCGCCACCCGCTGGATCGACGGCCTGAGCTTCTACGGCGACCGCTGCACCACCACGCAAGCCCTGAAGTGGCCCCGCGAGGACTACACGGTCGACGGCATCGACCTCGCCTGCACCCTGATCCCGGACCCGATTAAAACCGCCACCTACGAGCTGGCCCGGGCCCTCGCCAACGACACCGACGCCATCACCGGCACCACCGGCACAACAGGCATTTACGACGAAGTCGAACTCGGCGACCTCCGCGTCAAATACAACAAAACTTCACAAACCAGCGGCGTCATCAACAACGTCTTCGACGTCTACCCCTGGCTCCAGTCCTACCTCGGCCCCTACTGCATGGGCGGGGCCGCCAACTACCCCGTCCGTCTATTCCGAGGCTGACATGGGCCTGATCGACGACACCTTCGCCTCCATCCCCCCATCCCTCATCGCGGACTGGGGCCAATCCATCACGTTCATCAAAACCGCCACCCCCCGCACCTACGACCCCACCACGGGCAACATCACTGGAGCCGACACGAACGTCACCGCCAAAGGCCTGATCTCCCCCATCAGTTCCCGTGAATCCGAAGGCCTCTACCAGTCCACCGACATCAAAATCATCATGAGCGCCAGCGAGCTTGGCACGTACTACCCCACCGAAGCCGACCGCATCCAGTACACCCAAGCCGGCGTCACCCGCGAGGCCAAAATCGTCAACATCACCAGCTACCGCGGCGACTCCCCCATCCTCCACACCATCATTGCGAGGCCCCAGTAATGGCACGAGGTTTTAAGCGTATAAAGGGTTTTATCCAGAACGGCGTAGACATAGCTACGGATTTAGATAAAGTAGTCAGCTCGTTGACACTTGGGGGACCAACACTAGCCGCACAGCGCGTAGTGGCAGAACTTCAGCAGGAAGGACCTAGTTGGACCGGTAGGTTTTCCAACTCTTGGCAAATTCAAGGACCCCAGGGTCAAATCGTAAAAGGAGATGGACAGCCTGGGGAACCACGGCCCGTTATTTTTACAAGTGCCCCGTTTACTGGACCACAGGCATTGGCAGTTTTAGCTGCACAGCAAGTTTTTAAGGATAAGACTGTTTTCCGAATATCAAACTTTTCAACATACGCCGGACAAGCCACTGACGTGGAGCAAAGTAATTTTGTCCGCCCTACTCCCTTCCCGACTACGCAACTAGGTCGCCAAAAGTTTGAAAAGTATGAAGTTCCCCAAGGTCGCGTAAACCCCTCTTACCGCTGGCAAACAGGGGGCGGCAGCTCAAACAGCTCTTCCTCTAGCACCGCAGATAAAGACTGGTTAGCCACCTACGCCGGCGGAGGAAAACTGGATAAAGCAGTCAAAATTGAAATGGATGCTGTCTTACGCTCACTACGATGAACTACCAAGCCATCCGCGCCGCGGTCGAAAATCCACTTCTAACCGCGTTCAACGCACTGGTGCCCCCAGTCCCGGTCTACTTCGACAACATCACAGCAACCCCAACTAACGCCACCACCGAACACGTCAAGGTAAACGTTACCTTCGGCTTAACAACAGATCCCACCCTTACCACAAGTTTAGACAATGTCCGTGGAGCACTTGTAATCCGTGTATTCAGCGAAAAAGGACGCGGACCTGCCAGAAATCAAACCCTAATTAATACCGCCTTAACGGCTATAGAAACACTCAACAACACCGCAAAAACCACTACAGGGGTGTATTTTCGCCTGGGGCAGATAAACGGACCTCTTTTTTCAGCTACCGAAGATTCGCCCTTGTTTGCGGGGCGCCTGGAGGTAAGCTACACAGCAGCAGTGCTTTCCTAGTAGCCATCGCCAAGAAACGCTAATCTGTACTAAGCCGGGCAGTGCCCGCATTTTTACCACTTAGGTACTCCCTATGGCCACCGTCCTTTCGGGCACCTCCGGCGCCCTCTACTACACCCCCGCGGGCACCAGCGTGACCACGCTTGCCGCAGGTGCATTTCCGTCAACCGGTTCCAACATCACCGTCGGCACCTACCTGGGCTTTAAGGTCAACGACCCCGTGACCCTGGCCTACCCCGCTGGTGCCACCACCACCAACGCCATTGCTGCTGGTGCTTACTTCGTTAAAACCTACGTCGCCAGCACCGGCATCATGACCATCAGCAGCACTGCTGGTGGCGCTGCCGCCACTGCAACTGCTTCTCCTAGCAACTTTGGCGCCAACTTCGCCAGTATCACCTATACCGCTCCGGCTGTCGTCGGCTCTGTCCGTGACTGGAGCTTCGAGATCACCCGTGCCGAGATCGACGTCACCACCATCGGCCAGGCAGTCGGCCAGTACACCCCGTTCCGTACCTACATCCCCGGCTTCGCCGACGGCTCTGGTTCGGCCACTGTGTACACCACCGACGATGACACCAACCTGGCCAGCCGGATGATTGAAGACGTCATCCAGCGCGAACAGTCCGGCGCCACGATGAAGCTGTACATCGACCGCGTCATCGTCTCCGGCACTGTCAACGACACCAGCAGCCGCTTCATCACGGTCCCTGTGATCCTGACTTCGGCCAGCCTGACCGTCAACCCTGACGACGGCCAGTCGGTCTCGATCAACTTCCGCCCCAGCGATGCCCCGACCTTCGACCTCAGCAAGAGCTGATCCGTCACACTACGGGAACCCGCAAACACCGACCCCGGCCTCAAACCGGGGTCTTTTACTCTCTACCGCGTTACACTAGAACCATCCTCCACAGGTCCACATGCCTGCCCCCACCGCTTTGTCTGCCCTGGAGCGTCTCCGCAAGGCCGCCAACCTGGAGCCCACCAAAAAGTCCGTCGAACTTTCGGACGGCAGCACTTTCGAGATGTGGGTCACCCCGCTGACCATGGCCGAACGCGAACGCGCCCAAAAGCAGGCCAAGTCCGACGACGCCACCGCCTTCGCCCTCCAACTTCTGATC